CGCATCATCGTCCTTTGATAGAGGACCTGGTGCGAGGAACACGGACTCGTCATAGTTAGGGAATGATACGTTACGACCACCCATATTAACATTCTGACGGGTTACCTTCAACTTGAAATGAGCACCTTGCCAAAGATCAAAAGGATTGACCTTACCCTCGGACTCAAGGTCTGGGTTCATCATCTTTGTGATCTTATCAAAGATTTTCTTGCCATACTTGAACAAGAATACCTTACCTTCATTCTCAGGGTTCTTAGGATCACTCACCACATAGATGTTAGAAACGTAGTGAAGACGGCGCTTCTGATCACGGGCTTGCTTCCGCTCAGGAGAGTTATCGTCTTGTGTGGAGTTCCAGAGTGTTGAGTTATACTCTGATACAGGATCCTTCTCATCGAAGGTTGTTAGAGACTTTTCAATATACCACTTTCCAGTAACCTTGTTCTGGAAACCATGATCAAAGTAACGGACCCAAGGAAGGGCGTCGTCACCATCAACTGCCGGACCTGGAAGGAAACGGATAACAGCCAAGGCATTGCCTGTCTTGTCTGGTGTTGGCTTCCAATAGTTGTCGGTATCTTCCTTCTCGAAGTTACCACCACCGCCATTCATCTTTTCAACCTGCTTTAGAAGGCCGTTGAAATCCTTAGATTGCTTTTTTAGATTTGCAAAGTTCATCGTATTCTCCTTGTATAACGTTGTATGTTTCTTATCCACATTATCATGATGTAAGAGAGTATGGATTTGCCAAGTTCGTATACCGAACCGGTTTTATACCATACTCTATTCTTGTATAATAACAGGACCCTAAGGTCCTGTCAAGTATTATTTTATTTTTCGCCGAGTTCTTTACCGGTTTCTTTATGTAGGATTTTATTTTTAATAACAGAATAAGATCCATGATTTTGCCATAAATCCCATATCAATTGAGATGCTTTTGTGGACTCATTAGCATCTATAATTAGTGCCATTGCTTTTAACAAATCTTCTTTAGTCATCTTTTTTATCTCCTCATAAGATGTTTGCTAGATATCTCACAAGAAAACATAATAATAGTGCTTTATATTTATAATACAAAAATTTCTGCTAACATTTCAAATCCGTGAAGGACTTCCATAAGGTGTAGCGAATCCTCAGGAATCTTTAGTGTTCTTTGTGTATGTTTATCTAGGAACGCCATTTCGCCTTCGTCTGTATATATCTTTTGGTAATGACCTTCAGCATAGTTTAGTAGTATCTCTGATGGTTTGCCAGGTGCATATTCACAGTTTGTTATATCTTCAACTGGAGTAACGTTAGACGTTTTCTTTCGGGGTGCCATCTATTTTCTCCTTGAGTATGCGTTTGAATTTATTCTTATCGTATTTTACAAAAGGTTTGTATTTACGTAATTTCAACGCCACCTTGGACCAGATGGGATCATTGCCACCCATATATTTATCAAACTTTTCTGTATAACCTATAAAGTCATTTAGAATGACCATGGACTCAGGAGAAATACTTCCCCTAAGATATAGGCAAACAATATAAGGATACTCACCGTCCCTAACATCAAAAGGAAGATCAAGGCCATATTTAAAAACTCTATCAACGTCATTCTCGAAGTGATATGTGAGTGCCTGTTTTCTTCCTTTGTATTGAATGTAGTTTTCTTTTGCTTCGTCCTCCAATAACTCAGTGACATAGTTACGATCCTTCAATCTATTAGCAATAAAAAAATCTCGTAGTTCTCTGTCTTCATACTCCTTGGCCAATTTATCAAAGAACCATCTATCAGGTCTCTTTTCATAAGTGGTCTTAGATGCTTTTACTTTATGGTGCGTAAAGAGGTCAAATGTAGGACTCTCAAAGTGAGTTCTGATAGTAACAAAGACCACGTATGCACCATACGCGGAAAAGTGACTCATATTGGTAGTTTAGCAGTTTTAGATTTCTTAAGGAAGTTGAGGTCTTCAGCCTCTAGTTGGATTTTGGCTTTGAGGACGCCAGACACAAGTTTGCCAGCGGTCTCCATTTCTATATTGTTTTGTTCCGCAAACATACAGATGGCATCAATGTAAGGAATGTCCTTCATATAAACCATCTCTTCAATAGCCATAGAAAATTTATTGATTTCTTCAGGCGTCATAATATAATATCTCCTATCGGATTGCGTGAGTGTTTTTGCCTTTGAAAGATTTCTTGAGGAGTTTAAACCAAAACTTCCTCTCCTTCTTAGCATCTTTATTCAGTATAGCACGATAGAACTTTAAAATCAACTTTTTTGTTTTCATTTTAGTGTCCTTTGTGAGGTGCCGGCATTCTGTTCCGAGGCTGCCGGCGGCCCGTAGGACTATGCTGCTAGAGCAAGATCCTGATATGCTGAATTATCGTTAGCATTTACGATTGCTTTTGGTCTCCTTCGGCCTTTACCACATCAGTCGATCCTACTTCCGGCCCCCAAAAGACACCTTAATGTCCTTTGGTGGACCGGCTGGGTAACGCTCCCAGGTCCTGCCTGCTTATTCTACCGTTCTCAACGACCTAAGCAAGTATATTTATAACATATTTGAGATTTTTTGGCAAGTTTATTCTACTTGGTTCTCAAACTCTTCCATTTGAGGTGCAGCAACGCCACGATGGTCTACGGAACCTTTAGTTGCAGGGGCGACTAGTGTTGTCCCGTATAATACACTCACCGACGGTCGCAACAATACAACCAGAGAGACCCAGACAAAGAAACACCAGGGAGATAAGAATGTATAACTTTTTCATTTGAAAACCTCTTCAAATTCTTTGATTGCCATTTCATAGTCAATGATAAATTCTTTGGCATCAAAAAAGGAGTTGAATATCTTTATTAGTTGTATGCCGTTTGGATCATTTTTCACTATAGCATATTTACCATCAGTTGTCAATGCACATGCAAGGTGATTGTCATCCGAGACATAACAAGTCTTAGAAAGTCGCTTCATAAGTTAAATTCGTTCCTAAATGATACTACTTTTTTTGCTAACTCTGGAATATAATCTTTACGGTTCTTTACAAATATCTGCGGATGGATTTCATGGTCTACTGATATCAATACGACAATCTGCTTGGCCTGAATACCAGTCATTTCTTCATACATTAATGAATAACAGGTGCATTGTTCAAAGTAGTTTAAAATCCATTCTTCTTTTTTAGGTTTCAACGAGGTCTTAAAGTCAATAATGGAAGTGATGCCATCAAACTCAGCAATACAATCAACCTGACCTGCTAGTCCGATGGCCTCACTATACAACATTGCCTCGACATAGTGGACGTTATCAATACGATCTAATGTTGGTAGCATATTACGGAATGCCTGTTTCATATCAGGCATTAAATCTTTGGTTAGGTAAGTTGACCCTTCCTCATTCTTGATATAAGATTCCATGAGAGAATGAAATTGTGTACCGCGTCTAGATGCTCTTGCTGATACTCGGTTTGCCTCTTCTTCACCGACTTTGGCGCGCCACTTTGCGATGCTATCGCCTTTAAAATGAGACAAGAATGTTGTAACCGAAGGCAACTTGGTGCCATTTGGAGAGATGTAGTATCGTTTTCCATTATATTCTTCCCTCTTTAGGGTAGTTAGAAAGTGATCATGATTTATATGATTAAAGGTTTTCACTTTATATATATTCTCTGGTTTATTGTATATCTTGTTCCTTCACCACGTAGAGTTTCCACTTCATGAAATTCAAAACTAGGAAATATAAGACAACAATTGCTTCTTAGATATGGCCTATAATCATAGTCGGTGAAAACCAGGTCTCCACCTTTCCATGTTTTAGGTTCATCCCATATAGTATATAGAAAGGTTAGGATACCAAGGTCATTGTGTTTGAAATAACTACTACCATTTTTATACTCAACCAAAAAAGACAAATCAAAATTACTTGCAGGAATATATCCTGAAAAAGGATTTTCTTTTAGATTTAGACCATATATCTTCCTAAGACCTTGTAATATGACACTACTTTCTCTATTACCATCGTATATTGCTATCCAGTAAAAAAGGTTTTGTCAAGTGACGATCAACCAAAGAGGTATGATGATCATCACCTGTAAAGTCTGGTAAAGATTGTGTGGAGGT